CAATAGTACCATCTACATATAAACCACCAATATTGAACTGTGCGATATTAGAGGTGCCATTGATAGCAATAGCAACATTACCACCAGGAGCATCAACAACTACATTACTATTGCCGTTAGAGATACCAGTTGTTGAGATATTAGCCCAACTTAACTTACCGTCTGTATTAGCAACTAATGCTTGACCATTACTGGATGCCACATTTGATGGCATAATCAACGAGTAGTTAGCAGTCATTGTGTTGCCAGGGTAGATGCTTAGTGTTTTTGTGTTTGAGGTATTGCCGTCATTGCCAACTAACTTTAGGGCCGAGTTGCTTGTGATAGTACCAACACTCAATCCAACAGGTGCTTCTAAACCAGTTGTAGTTACAATAGCCGAAGTGCCACCACTTGGACCTTGAATACGACCGCTACCGTTGATACGAACGCCATCAGTTGTGGCAGAGCCAATATTAAAGATAATACCATTGCCGTTAGTGCCTACACCACCTTGAATGTTAGCAGCCGATACGTTTGCTAAGTTACCATCACTGCCCTTTAGGAACTTGAGAGTAGAGGTATTTGCGATATGAGCATTACCAAGAACTGTTATATTACCAGTTGCGATGGCATCACTAGTGCTGACTGTACCTAGGTTAGTGCCAGTGAGAGTACTATTAGCACGATCAATAACAGTATTGTTGACGGAGTAGAAGGCACCTGTAGGGAATGATACACGACCAGTTACGCCGCTTGAAGAGATTACTCTGCTGTTGTATAGATATGTAGCCGAACCAGCGGCAGCCGATATAGCATTACTGTTAGCAGTTACTGAGTAGATGTTAGTATCGATAACAACCATTGTACCAAGAGTGTTAGTTGGTACGATACATGATGAACTGCCTTGGATAGAAACAACAGCCGAAGCATTATTAGCAACGATAGCGCCTTGAATACCACCCATGAAGGATACGGTACCACTGCCAGTAGCGTTGATTAGGTTAGCACCTTGTGTATCTACACCTTCTAAGTAGACATAGCCACTACCTGTCTTGTTGATACCACCAGTTGCTAAACCATCACGAATATAAACGCTACCACTAGTAGAGATAGTCATCAAGCCAGTGAATGAGATGCCACTAAAACGGGCACTGCCACTAGCGTGATTGATAGTCCATGCGCCCGAACAATTTACAATACCACCACCGCCAGCACGAGCAATAACATCAACGTTTAGGTTAGTGAAGGTAACGTTCTCGGTATAGGTGCCTGGATGTAAGATAACAGAACTACCGATATTACCAGCCGCTGTTAATGCCGCTGAAATCGTAGCAAACGGTTTGAACTCACCGCCATTGTTGGTATCCGAGCCACTAACTGGATCTACGTGGAACTCACGTGTGTATTTGAAGAACGGTTCACTAAGTGTAATGATAGCATTGCTACCGTCTTTGGTGAATAGTTTCTTGTCTGTCATATTCAAGGCAATTTCGCCTGTTTGAATATCTGCGGCTAGAGGTACTTTACCAGCTACTGAACTACGCTTGTGCTGATAGGGAAGTTTTTGTGACATATGTTTCTTTCTTTATATAAAGGTTAATACGTACCCATATCTAGGGTACCATCAATCCATAAGCTATTTGCGGAATCAAAACTAAGGATTGCTCTATTACTTATGTTAGCAACGTTTGCTGGTAGTAAGACATCGCTACATTCTGCTAACTCTTGGAAGTTATTTACATCAATGTAAATCTCGCCCTGACTAGCGTGTGCTCGTTGAATAAAACCAATGACAACTAAGTGTGCTGGTGAAATAGGTTCAGTAGTAGTCCAAGTACCAGCAGTTGCTCCTAAGAATACAGGAGCACCTTCAGTTAATCCACCAGTATTTACTCCACTTAAAACGCCATGATACTGAACATAGCACTCTGAGTTATCAGCTCCGCCTATAGCAATGATACCGATTGTGCCAGCACTTAGACCCTCACTAGCATTACTTGCCTTAGCAACAGCAATACGCTGACCTTGAGCACCGCTAATATAAACAGCATCACCGATAACAAGCGCACCCCCAGATTTATTAACTACTAGGTCTTGTGAAGCACCACGATGAATGCCAGTAAAGACAGGAGCCGCTATGGAATGAGAGGAAGTGAATGAGTTACTGCTGTTAGTATATACGAAAGTAGCGTTAGCGCCAGCAATAGTAAAACCACCGCCATCTGCTTGAACGGAGTTAGCAGCCGCATTAGCAAGTGTAATATTTTTGTCATTGATGTTTACTGTATTGGATTCTATGTATGTAATATTGCCTTGAATGTCTAGATTACCAGTGACAACTAAGTCAGTGTTGAAGGTAGTTACCGCATTAGAGAATACAGCAGTGTTTGTAGTACCACCTACACTAAACGCAACATTGCCGTTAGCGCTAGAGATATTAACATTAGAGGTGCCATTTACGATAGCATTTTGTGCCGCAGTTGCTGTCCATGATAACACGCCGTTACCATCAGTAGAGAGAACTTGTCCGTTTGCTCCACCAGGAATAATGATATTTGCTACATCAACAACTTCTAGGCTCTCTGGATACACTCTACTGGTTGTTTCTAAGTAACCATCTAGTGCTAAGCCGCCTTCATGTATTTGTACGATGTTAGCAGTTCCGTTGACGCCAACGGTAACATTACCATCTGCCACCGCAATCGCTACATTAGAGGTGCCATTAGAAATACCATCACTAGCAACAGTAGCCCATTGTAGTGTGCCAGTGCCATCTGTTTGTAGATACTGACCAGCATTGCCACCATAGATGTGTAGATTAGCAATATTACCTAGGGATACCTCACTGCCGTTTGCTATGAAGTTAGAGACATAAGCATTTACATTTACTTGTAAAGTACCATCTACTGATACTCTGTCGCCATCAATCACCATGATATTAGCAACACCATTGCTACTCATTGTTACTATGTCAGCGTATACAGTTACATTACTTTCGCCGTTTGCTATTGAGGTCTTGTCTAATACTACCCAACTACCATTACCAGAGAGATAGTCACCTACATTACCACTTAGATTGATGTTAGCGATATTACCAGCACCCGACACATTAGCAAGTGCTACACTCTTGGCAGTGTTTGCTATATTAGCGGTTCCAGCGAAGTTAGCATAGTTAGCATCATCATTAGCCATTGCTGTCCAACTAAGATTACCAGCACCGTCAGTGACTAGCACCTGTCTATTAGCACCTCCACCGATTTTGACACCGCTAATGTTTCCAAGATTAGCGCCACTACTTACGGTAATATTGGCTACTTGTAGACCAGTAATGTTTCCGTTCGTATCACTTGTTGTGATCTGTGGAAAGTTACTGATGATTTGATTATTCTTGTTCATTGTTTTCCTTTATTACCAAGTTGTTAGTGCCGAGCGCTTCCATGTGTTTGCGGCTACACAGATATACACATAGTTAGTGTCGTAAGCAATCTGTCCTTTAGCGCCAGCAGATGTTGCGGTTGTTGGTATGTACTGTGTGGCTTTTTGTCCACCACCACTATTCATAACTAAGTTACCGTACATAATGGACTGCTGTGAGGTATCAAACACTGCTGTATAGCGACTAAGGTTTGCTGCTGAGTTGCTAGTAATGATAGCAGTAAGAGTATCTGGATAACCACCAGCAACAGTAGGAAGGGCAGTAACGTTGGCACTAAACAAACCAAATGATGGTGTCCATCCATTAGATCCATCGAGCGTCACTGTACCAAGAGTGTTACCAACAAAAGCAGCACTACTTACACCAGCTACCTGATCTCCAGCTTGTATAGAAGCAGGAACACTACGAGTTCCACGAGATTTACCTAAGAACATAACTGACTGTGTGGTATCGTTGCTGTATCTATATCCAGAAAAAGGAGATAAGTTTTCAGCACTGCTGGTTACTTGTCCGCGAACTGATAGTCTCACACTATCAGTCCATGTAATATTAGCCCCATTAATAGTACCACCGCTGTTAAACTGTAGCTGTCCTTCTGTTCCAGCAGCTGGTACAGCAGCGAATGTGCCATTGCCTAAAAATACTTGACCGCTATTGCCAGTGATGTTGATGCTTGCGATATTACCAGCACCAACTACATTGGCTAGTGCTACGCTATTGGCAACCTCAGCGAAAGCAACATTACCAGTAACATTGTAGCCAGCAACTGACTTAGCAACATCGGCTGTTCCACTATTAGCACTGTACGCAACTGTGCCATTGATGTTTGCGGCATCAACAGAGTAGGCAGTTGTTGCGACAGTAGCAAGATTAGCAACAGCCGCTACAGAAGCACTACCAGCATTATCAGCATAGACACTATTAGCAGCACTAGCGACAGTACCACTTACATTACTACCATTAACACCAAGAGCAGTAGTAGCAACATCTGCTAGGGTAGCTACATTGGCACGAGCCGCAAGATCAGTAGCGGTAGCAAAAGCAGCGTTAGCAACCTCACCAACTACACTACTACCACTTACAGCAATAGTGCTCCATGATCCATCACCACGCAAATACTTGGCGCTGTTACCAACCAAGTTAACTGTAGAGATATTACCAAGTGCTAAGTCTTGACGAAGATTAGCAGCCGATGGAACGGTTAGCGTAATATTTCCACTATCTGTAATGTATCCATCTAATGAGAAACCAAGACCGCCACCTGTACCAGTAACTGCGGTAACGGTTCCAGATGCGCTAGACCCAGTGACATTACTAGTTGGACCACTTGGTAGAACAATAATCTCATCTCCACTGTACGCAACGGTATTTAAGTATAGTGTGTTGTTAACAACTGTATAGTTCTCTGGGTCAACAACAACACCGTTTCTTGTAACGGTAACTGCTGTGTTACTGCTGTTGTATGCTCGTAGTAGATCTGATGTAAACGATTGATTGTTAGCATTAGATGGCACATCAAACTTAATTGTAACTACGCCAACAGGTGGAGATGACCAGCGTAGATTACCAGTACCATCTGTTGTGAGTTGCTGACCGCTCATACCACCACCAATCTTGACATTACTAGCAAGACCTAAGTTGCTGATAGCGTTGACTTTTAGTACTGAGTTTGATAGGGTAACAACATTACTAACACCATTAACGTTAGCAGCAATATTACCATCATTAAGAATCGTAATAGCAGTACCACCACCAAAGATGCTGTTAGGTGTTCCTAAGTTTCCGCTTGTGAACTCCCAGCGTAAACCACCACGACCGTCAGTAACAATACTTTGACCATTAGCACCACCAGTAATCTTAATATTACCAAGTGAGTTTAAGTCTGTCTGTTCTAGAACTGTAAAATCAACAATAGTTGCTCGCTGTGCGGTGAGTGTGCCATCTACCTGTGCGTCTAAGCGAGCACTTAGGTGTGTTGTAGAGATTGAGTTTGCTTCTACTGGACCATCAAAGAAAGTACTATCGCTGACATACAAGTCTGTTGCGTTAACATTACCGCTAGCATTAAGTGTTCTAACATTAGCAGTAGTAGCAGTTACTGTAGTAGTGTTAACATTAGGTACTTGAACATTACTAGCAATGTTGACACCAGTGCTGTCAACAACCATAACGTTAGCAACACCGTTGGATCTAAAGGTGATTGCGGCGTTAGGTAAAACTTCAACCTTACTACTGCCGTTACTTACATAACTACCAACTTGTAGATTGCTTAGGTAGCGACCATCACCAACAAAGAAGCCAGCGTGAGCAGCATTACCAAGATTACTTGTACCAACAGCACTAACATTAAGTGCGCCAGTTGTTATCTCTGGTGTGTTGATACTACTTGCTGAGAATCCACCAGTAGCACTAATAGTGCCAGTAACAGATAGACCTTGTAAGGTACCTACACTTGTAATGTTTGGCTGATAGCCACTTAGTGAGTCAATAGTACCGCTGAAGTAGTTAGCAGTAACAACGTTAGCAGCTTGAAACTCAACTTCTTGCTTAACAACTAGTCGCTCTAGTGGGCCAACAGATGTAATGCCTGGCTGATCTGATGTTGTTAGTACACCAGCAATAGTGTTTGTAACAATCTCATTTACAGAGATATTACCTGCTTGAATAGCGCCACTGGTTGATAGACTTGGAACTTGAATACCACCATCTGGATCGGCACTGATAGATGTCTCGCCAAGATAAATGGTGTTTCCACTTAAGTGAATATCCTTCCACTTTCGTGTAGGACTTCCTAAGTCATATGTTAGTGTTGTGTATGGAACTACTGCGCCAGCTACGGTTAGTGTTTGACTAGCAAACGACAGTTGATCACTAGCAGCAAGTGAGCCATCGGCAGCAGCAATCTGAACTTGTCCAGTAGAGCCACTAGCACCACTGCTATTATCAATCCATGTAAGATTACCGCTACCATCTGTAGATAGTAGCTGTCCGCTGTTACCGCCAGCAAGTTTGAAGCTGTTAGCAGGAACGGTAATATTACCAGTTACAGTAATATTTTGCGCAGTAAGTGTGTTTGTGGTTGTATCAAAAACAAGATACCCACTACTGTTGAATCCGCCGTTTGCGGCTATCTGAACTTCGCCAGTAGAGCCGTGACTATATGTTCGCACACCGCTCTTGTTGATTGTTACGTTGAAGTTCTTGCCGTTGTCAAACTTCATACTAACAGAGTTTGCTGTTGCCATTTGTTTTCCTTATTTCTTTCGTTTGTAGATTCTTCCAAGAGCCCAGGGCTCTGGTGCCTGATCAGGAAAGAACTGTTTTGACTTACCATCAAACGAGTACCATTTCTTTCCAGTACCGAGCTTATTTCTCTCTGCTAGATCATCTCGTTTAACTCCAAGTGTTGGTGATCTGAGTCTCCCTGTTCTATAGCCCTCTCTAAGAGTAACAGATCTCTGCGCTGCGGTGGCTCTTGATATGTCCCCAAAATCCCTTCGCCCAGCACCTCTGGCTATACACGCATCTCTAATCTTTTTACAAGTCTCAGCACTTCTCTTAAATGAAGCTCCCTCGCCACCGTTGGTAATATTTACAAGACTGTATCTTTTTCGCATAGCAGCAATAACTAACTTCTCAGCATTATTAGCCTGTGTGTTAGACATGTTTTCCTGTATTCTGCGTGAGCGAAACCCATGTTTATTGACAATGTTGTGCCAGTAGTTATTTCTACTGTTGTTAGAGGTATCTCGATCACGTTTACCTTTACCAACATAGAAAGGCAGACCAGTATCTAGGCGCTCATGTATGTATATGTAGTAGATGTTGTTGTTCATATGTTTATGTTGTCTGTGCTGAGATTCCATCTGAGGAAACGATAAACAACAGCAATATCTTTTTAGTTTGCTCTGGGATGTAGTCTTCTGATCCTACGGTTCCACTTGCTGGCATAGTAGCACCAATGTATCCAGTGTAGACTGGTGGACTAACAGAATCAATAGCAGGCTTCATCTCGTCAAACATATCGTCGTTGATCAGCATACGAATACGTCCGTTAGCAGGGTCTACTAGTTTGATGTTAGAATCAAGCACAATCTCTGTTGCTCCACTTGCTGCTCTAAGATTTACTAGTTCTATTCCTTTGTTTCTTACATCAACAATCTCGTCAACAAGACGGCGAATTAAGCGTAGTGAAAAACTCCAGCCTGTAAGATCAACTGCTGTTTGATCTGTTGATGAGTTTGTAAAGGTTACGTCCCAGTAGTCATCAGTACGCCATACTAGTTCTTCTGCTAGGATTGGTTGATCGTACCCAGCTACTTGATTGATTGTGTTTTGTGAAAATCTCATATTATGATCCTGTGTTAATTGTGTAGGTAGCAACTGCTAAGGTACTACTTGTGCCTGGAGACACTGTGACGGCAATTCGTTTGTCTGGTGCGCTGTATCCGCTTGAGGTCTTTGTCCAGCGAGCAGTAGCGTTACTAGCAGTAGCACTCTGTACACCTGCGCTCCAATTACTTAGTGTCTCGCCAGCAACCACATTATTTACAAGTGTAGATAAGGACTCACTGTAAGCAGGTGAGTATGTGTAGGTAGAGCCACTTCCCTGATCAACAAAGATAACTGTATCTCTAGTAGAAGCAGCAACACTTGTGCCTTGTGTGATACTTAGTGATAAGTTTCCAGTAGGTGCCATACCGTTTTGTATTTGACTGACATCAGCGATAGCACCTCCACTGTTTGTGTCTACGGTAACTACGCCAGTTGATGGGTAGCTGGCAGTGTAAGTAGGTCTTGCGGCTATTACTAGATTACCTAGTGTCTGTGCTTGTATATCTGTAGAAGCACCAAGCGTAGGTGTGTAGGTTAGTGTCTGCTGTGAGTATGATGCGTGTGCTGGTAGGACAATACTGTAGCTTGTTTGTTGTATTTTTGGTGCGTATGATGCGCCAGTAACTTCGGTGCTACCAAGAACCTCAATGGTCTCTGTTGCCGCAATACAGTCACTACCTTGTGTGTCTGGTGACATTCTTCTAGAAGAAGCATATGTCCATGTTAGTCCGTCTGGGCTTGTAAATAGACCAAGATTAACACCATCAGTTCCATCAATAATAAAGCGTGTTCCGTCCCACACAATATGATTTACATCAAACGGTCTAACCCCAGACCAGTCTACTCCATTTGTAGATCTAAACAAATATCTTACTCCAGGGTCTGTTGTATAGGAAGCCGACAGCAGCATAGCAGTTGGGCTAGCACACATTCTTGTGTAGCTTGATATACCAGGAGTAGTTCTTACAACAAAATTATTCTCTGTGTTACTTGACCTAATACTGTATCCAGCAGGTATGGCGTCAGGGTCATATGCCATACATATAAAATACTTGTAGCCGTCTGCGCCCGCAGCAAAGTATACATAGTCGGGTCTAATAAAGTGAGCCTGACTACCAGTAAGAGAGAACACTGTAGTTCCTAGACTTAGATCACCAGTGTTGTTAAGTTTAGTAATAGTAGAAGTATACTGCCCTGCTCCTGACGCAAAGTATCTACTAAGTAGATACCCACTGCTACCGACAGAGCCCATAGAGTAAAACTGTACAGAAGAGACAGCACTACCAATACTGCCGTAAGTAATATTTCCAGTAGACAGATTAATGTTGGTAACTTTAGGCTGTGGGGATCCGCCATTTAGATTCTCTATGGTAAAGAAAGCAAGATTGTTACCATTTCTAACCATAGCACTAGTACCATCGCCACTCATTGTATAGTTTCTTGTAGCAGCACTTACGCCTTCCCAGTTTGCGCCATCAGTGGTTTTGCGAATAACAATAGTTGTGTTATTATACACAGCGCCAAGATATACAGTATTACTACCATAGCCACTACCAATATTGTATGTGACATAGTTAGGAGTGCTGTTAGAGAAACTACCAAACTGTGCGGCTGATGGAGAGTAGGTATTATCAAAAGTCCAAGTAACAATCTCGTCAGTGTTGGTGAGACTTGTAGCTGTAGTTCCAGTAAAGAAGGTATCAACAATGGTCTCAGTATTACCACTAGCACCAGCAGTACCCCAGTATAGTTGTCCGTTACCGCCAGTGAATAGTGCTTGTCCAGCAGTACCGCCAGTGATAGGCAAGGTTAGTGTGTAGGTTGTTCCATTACTATTAGCAGTAATAGTGATAGTACTGTTTGGTTCGGTAGTATCTTGTAGCTGTACGGCATTTGCTGTAACAACATTAGCAGTGATGTTACCTGTGTTGTTAGCCAAGATACCATCAAAACTGCTAAACACACCATTGCCTAGCAAGACATTACTAGCGTTGCCGTCTAGGTTAGTAGAAACAATGTTGCCAGTAGGTGAAGCCTTCCAAGTACCATCGCCAGCTAGATACTGTGCTGCGTTACCACTTAGATTACTAGATGATAGATTGCCTAAGGCTGTCCAAGCACCGTTGGCTGATAGAACGCTAGAAGTAGCAGTATTAGATGCGACAGTTAGATTGATATCGCCGATATTGCCACTGCGATAGGTACTCCATGTGCCATTACCTAACAGCACTTGTCCACTGTTTCCTGTTAAACTAACAGCACCAATGTTTCCATTTGCTACTGCCTTCCAAGATAAGACACCAGTTCCGTTGGTGCTTAATACCTCACCGCTATTACCGCCAGGAATGATTAGGTTAGCGATGTTCACTACTTCTAAGCTCTCTGGGTATACACGACTAGTTGTCTCTAGGTAGCCATCAACAGCTACTCCACCCTCGTGTATTTGTACAATGTTAGCGGTACCGTTGATACCAACCGTCACATTACCACCATTGCTGGTGATACTAACATTACTATTACCATTTACAATGCGTGTTGGGTCAAGTGTAATAGCAGTCCAGTTACCGCTGCCATCTAGATATGTGTTAGCGTTACCGCTTAAGCTTAGGTTAGCAATGTTGCCGATATTAGGGATGACTAAGGTAGTCCAGTTACCACTACCGTCTAGATATGTGTTAGCATTACCGCTTAGGTTTAGTACCGCAATATTGCCAGTAGCACCAGTATTTGCTGCTGCGATGTATGTGCCAGCGCCAGTTAGAATCTCTTGTGCGTTACCGTTTAGGTTGGTAGAGATGATGTTGCCAGTAGCATATGTCTTCCATGTGCCGTCACCAGCTAGATAAGTGTTAGCGTTACCATCTAGGTTTGTTGCGCCAATATTGCCTGTTGAGCCTGTACCCCAAGATAAGTTGCCAGTACCGTCTGTGCGTAACACTTGACCATTAGTTCCACCAGTAACACGAACGTTAGTGATATCACCTAGAACACTTGTTCCAGTAACAATAAGTCCAGTTAGGTTAGCACTACCAGAGATATTTGCTGCTGCTAATCCAGAGAGACCGGCACCATTACCAGCGAAGTTAGTTGCTGTTAGGGTATTGCTTGATGATGAGAAAGTTAGGGCATTGCTACCTTCAAAAGCACCGTTGCTGTTGAACTGTACTTGTGAGTTGCTGCCGCCAGCTGCTGTTGTAGCACTTGTGAATGATAGATTACCAGCGCCATCTGTTTTAATAAACTGACCAACGGTGCCGCCAGTGATAGAGATATTACCAATGTTTCCTAGAGTAGACTTACCGCTGACAGTAAGATTACCAGCAGTTACGACTCCGTTTGCGTATGTTAGATTAGGTGAAGCAGCAAAGTCATTGGTAGAGCCTTTGTATTGTATCTCACCAACATTACCAGCAACAACACTATTAGTGTTAAACTCGCCTAACACAAAGTTTACCGACATGTTATCGGTAATAGTAAGATTAGCTTGTACGCCTTCAGAGACGCCTAGAGAGAAATTAATGTCGCTCATTATCCGAACCTCACAACAATACCAACTAGCAGTTTGCGTACATTATTAAAACCTGAGATTGCGCTTGGATACTGGCACTTGATTGTAATAATGTTAAGCATAGTGTTGTCGCCATCAGCGGTGACAAGGGAGCTAGGATTAGGGTTGACTCCAGCGGGAATAGTTAAGTAGGCTGTTCCGGCAAGTGGGGTAACATTAGTGATCTCAAGACCACTATATGAGGTACCAACACTGCCTTGGTCTGTAAATGATGAGATAGACGCTAGTGAGCCATCACCGCTGTAAGAGGTAGTTGCTGTGTATAGATCGGTAGTTACTGTGAAAGTCCAGTTGGTAAGGTCAACTGGTGAGCCATCGCTGTTTGTGATGCTTACAGGTAAAACATACTGTTCGCCTAAGCGGATCTCGATCATTGAGATCTCTACGCCACCGACAATATGCTTTTTAAAGTTGCTGAGTTTTAAACTCATTGGATGCCTTTCCGAGCTACGGCTCGATTTGAGGGGACTACGGTCTACTCATACTAATATTTATCATAGTTTGAAAAAAGACCGTAGCTTGTGATTGTTTTATCGCTTGTACTCTGTGACCATAATGAATGGACCACCAGTCCAGATACGAGCGCCTTTAAGATTACCTAGAACTAACCAGTAGGTAACAGTAGTGTCCTTCTTGTAGTCATGGTCAATAATAGTTGCTGTAATTGACTCACCGTTCAGAATCTGCTGTGTAGTTGTAGTCGCTGAGGTGTCGTTTACAAGAATATTACTGCCACGATACCAAATACGCTGGTAGTCAAAACTCTCGTCAGCACCAAAGTTCAGGTTGGTAATCGTAAAGGTTGGTACTTGGTATGCTACTTCTTGTGCTGTAAGGATGATACTATCACCACCAACGCTCCAGCGATTCCATACAGGTACGGCGTCGATGGTGTTTAGGTGTCGTGTTGTTGGACTTGCGACTACAGACCAAGAGGTAATATTATCGTCACGAGCAGTAATGATAGTTCCATTATCTCCAACAGCGACCCAACGACCTGCTGACTGAGTTGCGCTGTTTCTGTGATAGCGAACTTGGTTTAGGTTCTGTGTAGTAGGGCTTGTTACTTGTGTCCAGTTAGCACCGTTGTCTGTAGATACTACAATAAAACCGCCTTTACCAACAGCAACCCAGCGACATGAGCTAGAGTTTATCTTGTTATCGCCAGCGACACTGTATAAGTCGTTTAGTAGTGGTGTTGTTGTATCATTACCGTTAGCGTCTTTTACATATATGCGCTTTTGTGTCCATTGAATAAACGGAGTGGAGTATGATGGCTCAAAGTCAGCATTCTTACTGCTAACAAGAATAGTACATGAGTGACCGACAACAACAACTGTATAGTTTCTAAGGTTATCAAGTGCGTTACTGTACACACCACGAAGTGGTTGTAGCGTATTGCTGTTTTCTTTTCTAGTTTTCGCACTACCATAGTAGTTGTACAGCACACTAGTAGACTCGTCGCCATAATTGTCAGGGCTAAGCATACCAGTTCTATATGTAGCAAAGATAGTTCCCGCATCACCTACAGAATAGTAAAGATGATATGCGGAAGGACTACTGGAGAACTTATTGTACAGAGTGCGACCTCCTGGATTGACTGCTACTTGAATATCATTTATAGTTGGCTGTTTTGCGTCCGAAATACTAAACGATGGATACACAGAATTTGTGACGGGGTTCCATAATGACTGACTTGGATTCCACCAGATAGGTCTAAAATTTGGATCCTTAGACTGTCTACGAGCACCAGCATTGACTGCGCCGATGTACCCGTGAGTCTCAATCTTCTGAGATGGACCAACATAGTCACCACCCATAACAAGACCAGTACCATTAGTTGTGTATGTTGAGTCTGCTAAGAGTGTAACATGGCTGTTCATAGTAACGTTATCTGTGTCATTACGATACTGAGACCAAGTAACGCCGCCATCGTAACTGATGTAGTCAAGCCCACCTGTTCCAACAGCAGTAACTACTGGATTAGCAGTATTTGCGTTTGTAGTACTAATGGGAATGGAGCCGTTGTATGTTCCAACATCATAACTGTGCTTAACGCTTAAAACTCGTTTACCGTAGTATGAGCTTGGCTTACTCTTCCATACTTCTACAAAGTTGTAGGTAGTGTTAGCGTTACCTTCAGCAACAATACTACAAGAAATCTGAACTTCAATTCGTGGACCTTCTGTATACATGGTATTACCTGTAACATCACCATCGGTTGTAGTATTGATTGTAACGCCGCCTGCTGGTATGATTGAGCGTGTGTTTGCTGGCCACATAGGGCTAGCAGTTCCCCAGTTATAGTATGGAGCGATAGCAATAGCAGGATCGTCTTGATTACTACGGCTCTGCTGAGCAGTACCAATAGCAAGCATACTTGTAGTAACACTATTAGCAATCAGTGCGCCAGCTTCAATCAAGTTGTCTACATACAGTGAGTTACCAATACTAACGGTTCCACCAAAACGAGCATTACCTGTGTTAGCTTGTAGCCAGTAGCCTGGACTACTGTTGTCACCAAGAACGAACTGTAAGTACGGCTTGCTTGCTGGATTAGGTGTCCATACCTGTGTTGTTGCTTGTGAAGCAAATGGGATAGTTAGGGCACTATTAAGGAATAAGCCAATCTCAGTAACACTAATAACCTTAGCATAGAACACCTGTCCAATCCAAGACGAACTTGGTGCGTTATATGGGATAGTTACCTTAGGTGGTGTCTTGCCACTCCATGTAGGGAATGAACCTTGTGCGACAGTTACGGTTGTTGCTGCTCCTAGCGTAATCGAGTTAATAGTAACGGTATTGTTACTGTAGATATCACCAGAGATAATCAGGTTAGCGGCAAGTGAGTTGGTAGTGATAGCGCCAGCAGCAATCTTGTCTGCTGTAACTGATCTTGCCTGTAGCTTGTCTGTTGTGATTGAGTTAGCAAGTATCTTGTCGCTGGTAATAGCATTAGCAACGATACTAACGCTAGTAATTGAGTTAGCAGCAATCTTGTCGCTGGTAATAACGTTAGCAGCCAGCTTATCAGTAGTGATAGCGTTTGCCTGTATCATATTACTAGTGATAGAGTTAGCCTGAATAGTTACTGCTGTAAGAACGTTGGCAGCAAGTTTGTCACTAGTGATAGAGGCAGCAACAATCTTATCACTGGTGATTGTGTTAGCAGCCAGCTTGTCTGTAGTAATAGCATTAGCGGCAATCTTGTCTGCTGTGATAATATTAGCAGCAAGTTTGTCAGTAGTGATTGTGGCACCAGATATTTTGTCACCAGTAATAGTATTACCAACAATCTTGTTGCCAGTAAGAGTATTACCTTTGATCTGATCACCAACCAAGCTGTTTGCTGATATTGACTCGCCTGGAACTGTAAACACAGCAACAGACCATTGGGGAGTAGATGCTCCATAGAACTTTCTTGGACTGCTTATCCCACTAGTTGTGTTTACAAAGTAGGCACCATCACCATCAATAGGATTACTATACCCTGTTGTTGAGCAGAAAGAAGTAGTTAGTGATGAGTCCGTAGCAGTAGTAGGGTTGTATGTAACAGGTACATATGCTAGAGCGACAATACCACGACTACCACTACCACCATCTGTGCCTTTAGTACCAGCCTTTACTTTTGTAACTTGAATACTTGTAGTTGGTAATAAAGTAATAGCCCCACTACTATTTTTGTAGGTACACCCTACCATAGTAACGGTTGCTTGATCCGTAGTTAGAGAGTTTACTGTAAAGCCAATGTTATTACTAGCAGTGCTATAGATAGGAGCACTGACTGTAATGCCTGATGATATGTTTATCGCAGATAGCGTCCAAGTATTGTTAGGCTGTGTTCCAACTGCGCTGTATGTCCACACAGGCACAGTTTCTGTTCCTATCTTAAGACTAACTGCGCCCTTTTGTCCAATAACTGTAACGGTACCTGTGCTATCACTAGGGCAGAATAGTGCTGTTGGACTCCACTCAAAGGTAGTTCCGCTTGTTCCACTAGCAACCGTTGTTGGGTTCCAGTTGATTGATACTGGATCACTAAACTCACTCTTCTTTTGGAAACCAACGGCACGAACACGCCAGTAGTAAGTTCCTTGTGGTAATCCAAGAACAGTTGTGCTCTCTGGATCACTGGTTTTGTAGTTGCTGTTGCTACTGTGATACTGTGTTGCGTACAGCTTGTAACTATTGTTGGTGTTGTTACTTGTAGTCGAGTACCAAAACTCCATTGCTGAGGTTACACCAGTAGATGATGTCAAGCAGTTAACTTGGAATGACGGAGCAGCAGCAGTTGAGATGATATTACTGATTGTTGGTGTTAGAGGCTTAGTTAGGTTATTAGGGTCAGTAACTTGGTTAGCAGGTGGTGGTGTGTACTCTCTGATACTCTTGTCGTCATATACCTTGTATGTATACTCACTAAGCTGAAACTTACAGATAACTGTACCATCAGTACCAGTGTTTTCTTGAACTTGTAAGACACGATATTCTTTCAAATCCCATCTTAGTCCTGTTCCACCAAAGGGTGCGTATGTTACACACACTACATCGCCAGCATCAACCTGAATAGCGCTGTAGTCTGCCGTAAGCTCAATAATAAAGTCAGCACGACACTGCTCTAGTTTTCTGTTAGCAACATACTGAGCACGAGCGTTGTTATTAACGAACGGTAAACTAACACGAATCTGATTGTCTGGCTCGTTTTTATTACGCAAGTTAGCGCCTGTGTATGAATAGGCAAAATCAACTTGGTCTTTGATAGTAGTATTAGGGAAACTTACCTCAAGACTGTTTGGTGTGCTGTTCATATCAAGCGGAGTGATAGAGATACCACCAATAATATTGCTGTCGGTGAACTGGAATAGTTGTAATTTCTCTGCGTCAGTTGCTTCTCGATTGCGATAACTATCGCTTAGATACTGACGATTAGCAATAATACTCCACTGCCCTAATCCTTCATTAAACTGAACAAACGAATCACAGCACTCTGCCATTGTTAGTAGGTTGCTCATGATTGAGCGAGATGTATCTAAGACACCATCAAAACGATATCTGTTGAAAGTGGATGTTTGATTGTCGTAGGTAGTAAAAGTTATTTGAGTATCAGCATACACATCAAGCGCATCAAAACTTGCCTTGTTGACCTGTGAAGCTGGTAGTCCAGCACCGTAGCGACTATTAGTTAGATACTCATACATAGCAGCACCTGGTCGATAGCCAGTGGTTAGTCCTGTCTGTGTGTTCATTGTCTGAATGGTAACCTTAGACAAGCCTGTAACGTTATCATCTTGACTATACACCAACTTAACAATAATAAATGCTGTCTTGTAGTATCGCTTGGTACTATCCCAACGCTGTGCTTCTGGAATACCACTCTGATTCATTACCTCAATAGCAGTTGCTGTTGTTCCACGAGTTGGGCTACTACTACCATCATTGTAGAAGTATACCCACATATTGTCATTAATTTTGGTATCAACTACACCAGTACCATCAGTAAAACTAACAACCTTGTTAACATCTGCTCCAGTACCAAAGTTACACTTCTTGTCACCCCAGTACATATCACCAAAGGTAATAGTACCGCCATCCGTAACCTCAGAGATAGGCATAACATACCACATGGTTTGGTTGTCGCTTGATATCTTAGCATCAGTAATGATTGGTGATGCCCATGCTGTACCAAATACTACAGGTAGTTTGTTATCTGTAGCAGGTGGTAGCTGCTGTCGATTTCCTGGATCTGCGTTACTAGCACCGTCTTTAGGGTCTTCTGGTTTTGGTGCGAATATACTACTAACAATCATTGACCCTAGCAAGCGTAAGCCAAGTCCAGGTGCGTAGATAGCAAGAGCAACCGCAGCGATAGCGGTTAGCGGATTACTAATAATGGCTTTTACTGTACCAACAACAGCATTGGCAACTTTCTTAACGGCACCCATTATTTGTTCTCCAAGTGAAAGGTTAGACAGTAGGTCATATCTTCACCTAAGTCAACCTTTTTAATAGTATACTTAAGATGTGGATAGTGTGATGATTGTAGCTCTACTAGCGCTGAGATATCAGGATTATCGTAGTAGGTACACGCTGACTTGTTATCTATACTCCATAGCTCTAACTGTTTGACTACCTCGTGTACCAGCTGCTCTGGTGTTCCACCATTGATTGTGTGAAACTCAATGTCTTGTGTTGTTAGACGATCCCAGATAATAATAACATTGCTACTGATTACGGCACGACCAAGATTAGTAAGATAGCGACTAACATTGTTAGTGTACTCTTCTAAAGAGTAGTCTCTACCACCGTGATTTCTCTCGTAGTCTGCCTTGATGATTGATTTTACGGCGTCTGTTATCATGCTTTTTTACCAAAGTCAAAGGCGGTGCCGCTAAGTGAGGCTACTTGGGACATAGCAGTATCAGTAACTCCGCTTGGTAGTTTCTGTGCCCAACTATTTGTGTTTGTTTTCCTGCCGCTAAACATACCTTCTAGTAGGTATTTGTTAGCGCTACAGTTTAGAACCAAGTTCATTGTGTTTTCTTGTAGCTTATACTCTTCATCGGTAGTGTAGCTGGTAACTGTGCCTGTAAAGCGCAGATAAGTCTTAGTAAGAGTTAGATTATCGTCATAGAATCCACGCCAAATACGAATAGAGCTGCCTTTTGTTGCTCTATCTACTACAAGAAACACACTCTCTGGATCAACACCCATTAAGATAATACTAGTCTCAAACTGCGTAGCCTTAATATCTCGCTGCTGTGTGCCTATCTGTACTAGACCACCTAAGCTGTCAAATACACGATTAACACCATCAACAATGATGTTTTCGTCTTTGTATGCTGTGCTGAAATAGTAGCGAGTTGGTTGGTCAGTAGCAAGATCGTACTTAATCCACTCTACGAACTCTGCTGACTTGATTGAGGTTTTGTTGTTTACTTCATTGATTACTGTTGTCATTTGTTTCCTTTATCCGACATACTCAACAAGTGAGAAGTTGTCAGACCACTCTATTCTAGCATTATTTATGACCACTCCATTCAGCACTGTATAAGCGCCAGGCAGAAGTTTGTATGTTGGCATGTTTACACACACTACCTTAAACTGTACATCATTACCCCAGTTTAGTGTTTGCCCAATAACATTGTTACCCATAAAGTTTCCACGATGTGTAGTAACTGTAACACGACTAGAGTTATCAACAGCTACACCAAACACATCGTTTACTATAGTCATTGGGTAAGGATAGTTAGTAATCTGTACGATATCACCAGCAGCAAATATCTTTGTTGTTGATGAATAGGTATTACTAGGAAGCTGTAGTCGCAGTTGGTTACCAGTAAATGATAACACCGTTGTTGCTGCTCTCTGCTCGGCAGTAAGATCACCTTGATACATAAACATCCAAGCAAAATTAGTTAAACTAGAAAAACTAATGATGCTAGGTGTCGAGCGATCTAAATGATCAATCGTCTCTAATACTTTTCTTGCGTCACTATACTTAAGTGAGCTTGTAGCACGAACTGTAATCTTCCAAGGGTTGCGTGTTGGTGTCTCTGCTGTTCTAATAATCTCGTTGCGTGTGTACATAATACCAACAACACGACGACGATTAATCTCTATTTGATCACTGATGTTTATTATTGTTTGTAGACTCATAGTATTCCTTATGCTCTTGCGCCACTTGGCATCTCACGACGAGCTGTCTCTACTGCTCCAAACAGTGATCTGCGGTTCTCAGCAAACAGCTGTGCTACGCCTTTGGCGTCTATGGCGCTTACGTTGTTTGTCACATAGGTGTTGTGTGTAATAATCTGCTGTGGTTTAGGTGCGCTCTGTGCGGCGGCTGGCTGTGGGTTAGATGGGTTATTTCCACCAAGCTGACTATTAGGAATAATAGTACCCACACTGCGAGGCATAAACAATTCAGGACCGTTCTCACCAACAATAGATGGACGGTTCATAGGCGGTTGCCCGCCATCTGCGAAACCTAGTAAGCCAGTTAACCAACCACCGATACCACTCATGATACCTCCGCCAGCACCCCCGCCCATGCCACCACGGAACATCTTCCATAATTCCATAGCTTGCGCCTTCATCTCAATCTTGATTAGGTCTTTGATGATAGAGCTTGCCATGTCACTGAATGAGAACTTACCAGTTTCAACGAATCTATCAATAGCATTTTCCATACCACGAGTAACAGATGAAAACGCATTTCCTGCTATCATAGCAGCATTAGTAGCACTATCAGCATACGCATTGAATGCCTCTGTCCAGCCATAAGAGAATGTTCTACTTTCCATAACTAGCTTAGTCTTAGCATCGGCAACTTCTTTATATTTTTCAGCAATCAGATTTAGGCCATCTGCTAGCTTCTTAGCGTCATCAGCTCCCATATCCTCAGCGGTAAACTGAGAAGAGAATGCTCTTCCGGCCTCTAGTGCGGCTAATCTAGCTTCTTCTTGAATTTGAGCTAATTGTTGTTCTAAAGGTGTCTTTCCTACTTGAGATTTTTGAAACGTAACTGTATCTAACTGAGTTTTGGTAGACTGACGAATCTGTAACATAGCCTCATCTAATGCTTTTTGTTTCTCCATTTGGTCGGTGATACGCTGTAGAGTGTTTACTCTGTCTTGCTCAAGTAGTCTTGCTCCTTGTAGACGCCCAATATATTCAGTAACGCTGTCTACCTGAGTCTTAGTCAATTCCTTGATTTTAGCAATCTCTTCATCAATGACACCAAGATTAGCTTTTTGCTCTTCTGTTCCTTGTGCCCATTCTTTTCTCTTGTCAAGTAAGCTTTTGATAGCTTCGTCTTGTTTCTTGTATAGTTCAGCGACAGCACGAACACTCTCTTGTTGCTCATCAGTTTTGCCTACTAAGCGTGTTTCTAATGCTAAAGCATTTAGTTGCTGTTCATTTTCAAATTTTAGCGCATCGCTTGTTTTAGAGATTTCTTGTTGAAGTTTCGCTCTACGCTTGGCAAACTCCTCTAACTTAGCTTTGTTCTCTTCATATGCTTGAGCTTGATTTTTCAGACGCTTAGTTTCAGCCTCTGTTTCATCTGTAGCATCTGGTTTAATGTTAAAGAAATCCATTGCTGCGTTTTTAAGAGCAACAAACTTCTTGACTACCCAATCAATAATATCAAATTTTAAGAATTGAATAGAAAGAAAATTGACTGCTTCTGCTACAGTCATAACAATTCCAACTACACCTAGCAATCTAACGAATGCTCTGCCTAATAGAGCTAATGAACCAGTAATAGCATTAATTACTGAGGTTGCGCCACCACCAGTAAATAAAAATCTAATCCATAAATTAACAAATCCCATCAATTCTTTACCTACACTGGCAAGTATTCCACCAAGTGTTGCTATAACTCCACCAGCTTTACTAAAGAAGCCAATTACTCCATTTGCTGCCCCAGTAATAGCAGGAAGAACTCTAGAGAATGCTAAAAATACTGCTAAGCCATAACCAACTGCTTTAACAAGACTTTCAAATGCCTCAACAGATATATTGATTTTTGATACGAGATCATTTAATGGTTGAATAACTTTAAGTAGAGCAATAGTCAAATTTTTCATATTGACTTCTAAACTTTGCTGTGCCGCTGCTCCACTCTTTATTGCATCAGCGTACTTAGCACTACTTTCTACGGCAGCTCCCATTCCAGCAGATACACCCTGAAAATTTATAGCTCTAGCATTTTTTCCAAATAGCGCAGTTTGAGTTGCTATTCGCATGGAAGCGTTTTCCATTTTACCAAGGCCATCAATAGTCTTTTTGAGTAACTCTTGCTCACTCATTGTCTGAATGTCTTTGAGAGAAACTCCTACTTGTTCAAATGCCTTTTGAGCACTATCTGCTCCATCAATGGCATCACCAATTGTTTGAGCAAATTTAAGTACTGACTTATTAGCGTCATCGGCATTTCCGCCATTTTCAGTAAATGCTGTACCTAATGCTAAAATGTGTTCTACTGCTATACCTGTTGTATCACTTAGGTCACTAATAGCATCGGCGCTTTTAATAGCATTAGAAATAAATGAACCTAATGCTAATCCAGCAATGGCATTACGTAGTCCCTCGAATGTTTTGGTAACTTTACCAACAGCATCTTCGACCTGTTTAAGGCTTTTGAGAGCCTGAGAGTTATCAACTCCCATTGAGACATTAATATCTGCCATCTTGTCCTCTTATTTCTTGAATATTTTTTTGAATTCTTTTTCTAACCACTTTTCTGTTGGCTTAGTCATACCTTGAGGTGATTGACTACTCCATCCATCATCCAATCTTTGAGCATAAGCATAGTTAGCATGAATGACATTATCTTTGCCTAGCTTAGTTGAGCGACGAGCATTGCCCTTATCAATAGGAGTTTGGGAGACGAAGAACTGCTCTGCTCGCACTGGCAATTTCTCAACAGCTTTTTGCTGATTCTTTAGCTTTTGTCTAAGAACAGCAGTATCTACTTTAAATTTAACATCAATAAATTGTGCCATTATTTGCCCTTTGCCTTTCGCATAATCTCCTGTAACTCACTAGTAGTATGATTTTCTGCATATTTCCCCTCAGCTTTTTTCTGCTGATAATCTCTGTAAGTAAGAGCAGTGTCCATTACCATAATATCTAGCGTATTTCCACGAGCAAGAACTTCTGAAGGCAATAAACCGTATCTTTCACCTAAATTATCGAGTGTGAGTATCATACTAAGTTCTCTACTGCCTTCTATAAATTCTTGCTGTGTTACTTTCCCAGAGTTTCTGTTACCTTTGCTATAGCACGCATTAAAATATGCGTTGGTAACATTGTGTCTTCTGTAATAATAGATTTACCTTGATCATCTAAGATAAGGTCTTTGACGATAGAAATAACGCCCTCAGCGTTACCATCTGTTGCTTGGGCTAAGCGCATAAAGACAGACATTGGCTGTCTGTCCCATGTCATAAATGTGATTGCTTCACCAAACTCTTGAATAGTCGATTCGTCATCTAGTGTGATTTCCACGAGTTGTGGTTTGGCTGCCAAGGTATGTAGTTTCATTTGTTTTCTTTCTGTGATTTGTTTCTACTTTCAGCAAGGCTGTTAAGTAGTGCCAGTCTAAAACTGGACTTTGCTTTTAGTTGACGAAGCGAACTCTCCATATCAACTAAGATTGCTTTGGCTTTTGCTTCATCGGCGATAAGTGATGCGAGTATCTCACCCTCATCAGTAAGCCATCTATTATCTTTGTTCATACTATTTATCACTTGTTAAAAAGGGAGACTACTCTGTGAATAGCCTCCCCTGCCTTCCCATCCCTAGGAAGATTAACCTGTTGTAGTTGTAGTCATTGAACCATCAACTGCGATAGTTAATGGAGTGACCCATACAGGAGCATCAGGAGATGTTGTAGGTGCTAGCGAACTAATAAAGCCGCTACCTGTAGTAATACGATCTGTTGATGAAGAAGTGTTTCCTGCCCAGTATACTGTAAACAGAATAGATACTTTATCGGTAGATAGTTTTGCTAGACCTGAAGCTGCAGCTGAGCCTGCTGTTGCTGCGCTGTCGCCGAAATATACAGTATCATCGATAACGATGTTAGTAGAGATTTCGTTGTCAGCTGGTGTAGACAACTTGCGTGTGTCAATGTCACTGAAGGTTGTGTAACTATAAACACCAGTAGAGTTAGTAACTGTGATATCCTGAATGAACGGGATTGTCAGACCAGTATCTCCTGAAGATGTTTTGATAGTGATAACTGGTTGTGTTCCAGTTGTAGTGTTAGTAATACGTGCCATGATTTCTCCTTGTGTAGTTGGCTATTATTGAAACTCAATTCTTTTTAGATCAAAGTTGTATGTTCGATACTCGGCTCTGTTCTGATAGGTCTGATCCATTGTATAATCTCGCTCATGATAACCATCCATTAGTAGATTGTCTTCAACAAGACCTTGAATAGCCAAACTAACTGCTTGCTTATTCTTGTCTCCTTGAAAACTAACCTGAATGATAATCATATTCTCTATCATTGTATAGATATGAGCATTATCTTGAACGCCTAATCTATACGGTGTACGCTCTTGTGGTGTTGGGTCATTTACATAAACCCCATGTCTGACATTCTTCATGTCGCTTGGAAATTCATCAAAGAACTCAATACCTTTTGGAGCAGACCTCTTTAGGGCAGAGATTACTTTAGCAGCAGAGATTAGTGGAGCAGCCATTAGAAGTACCTACGGTCGCTATTGTAAAACTGTAAGTCTTGCTTATAGTTTTCTTCTAGCTTAGTAATAATACCATCTTTATTAAGATCGTAGAAATTACCTAGCTGAACAGCCTGAGTCCAAGCAGTATCAAAGCGAGTTTTAGCAAACTTATAGTTTGTTGCGTCTACTTCGTTAATGTTTGAGACATCAGTGACAAGGGTACTGTAAAATAGTTCTACTGCCTTGAATGTGTCTAGCTGTATTAGTATTTGGCTATCTAAGTCTAACTTTGTAGGATCAAAGGCAGTAACCATTTGATTCTGTGAGTTTTGTTTAAAATACCAAGCACCAATAGCAACCTCTACATACTTTGGCCACCATGAGAACTCTAACTGATACAACAGTTGCTGACTACCGACATTAAAATAAGTGTCCCACTCTACATCTAAACTTGCTGCTCGTCTTTCGGCGGCAGGGTCATAGAATAGAATATCATTGCTTGTGGCATTGCTGATTCTTGTAAAAGGAACACTCATTTTATGACCTTAATCTTAAGACTTGATGTTAATAGCACCGCCGCGACGTAGATCGCCGACACCACTACCGAAGTAGCCTAGACCTGTCATCCATTGCTGTAGACCACCTGGCTTTTCACCCATCTTGATCTCTAAGCCTTCTTTCATAACGGTGTAAACTGCGTTATCGCCGAAATATGCGCCGACTTTACATGTCTGAGCAGCAACACCAGCGACTGTGCGTGATGCTGTTGGTAGGAATGTAGAGAACATGATCTGACAGCCATACATAGACTCGATCTTACCAGTAGCTAGCAACTCGTTACCCAAGTCACTTAGGTTACTACCACCACTCTGAGAGATAGCACCACCAGTTAGTTCGCCTAATAGACGACTTTGTGTTGACTGAACATCAAGAACGATAACTGGGTTACCTGGTAGACGGTTAGCCTTCCAGTTTTGCTTAACGTTACGGATGAGTTCTAGAACAGAAGTTGCTGTGAAGCCGCTTGTTGCTGTACCACCAGTAGCACCACTCTCACGTAGTTCCATAGCGCCTAGAGCTGTAGCACGAGCAAAGCCGTCAGCAGGAGTTGGTGTGTAATATGTGTTACTTACTGTAGCCTTGAATGACAAGAAGCCAGCAGCGACACGTTGATCAACCTTCTCAGCAAAAGAGCCACCTAGTTCTTGACCTAGCGAACTTGCTAGTGAGAAACTTGTAGTCCAGCCGTAGAATACGTCGAACGCAGTCATAGCAACAGCAGGACTTGCTGTTACGCTGTTCTGAGAGATACTTGGGTTTTGCTCGTTAGCATCACCGAAGCCTGTAGAGCCACCAGTACCACTTGGAGTGTAGTCCTGATATGTGATTGGAGCAAAGATTGGGATCTCAAATGTGTTACCCTGTGTTGGGGTTACAACGTTAGTGAGATTAACTAGACCAGCAGATTCGTGTACTGCCATAATTGCGAAGTTAGCGATTGCCTTCTCGAAGCCATTTGATTCGCCAGAGCTTCCACCGAGGATATATGCCATTTTTGTTTCCTTTGTTAGCATGTTTTCGTTAGAACGACACCATTGTCGCTAACAGGAATACAGGTGACTCCACCTTGTAACCTACTTTGACTATGCGGAGTCACCGAGTTGACGATGCGGAGTCACCGAGTAATAATATTTATCAGTTAGCGCTAATAGTATTAGTACTAGCGCAATAAAACTGATTAAAATAATTTTTGTTGCTTAGAAGATGTAGATATTGTAGCGCCTACCATCTTCAAGCCTGAGTTTCTACCTAAGCCACGCTTCTGTGCCCAAGCCTTAAATGCTGCTGGGTCTTTCTGATAGTCAGGAACAAACTCTTCATCTCCAGGAAACCCACCTTGCTGAAAGCCGCTTTGTGGGCGTAAGCCACTGCCTTGTTGTGGTGGCTGTTGACGTAGTAGTTTAGGCTGGGTGCGAGCAAGCTCATCTACCAAGTCTTTTACAGTCATTGGTGTGCCGTCCATTGTGTAGCGTTGCTGATTTTTACCGTTGACAACTACCCATGTATCGTTTTCCCATGCTAGTTGTTCTTTAATCTTAGTTGTTGTGTACTCCATTAGATCACCGTCAAAACGATCACCTAAGGAATTACGAATACTTGTCTCAAGATCACGCTCACGAATCTTGACTTCTTTTTGTTCCATTTCTTTTCGTAGAGCAGCCATTTGCTCTAAGACATCGTTACCAGTAATGCGCTTGCTCTTTTCTTGTGCGGTTTCTTGTGGTGGCTGTTGACCACTTGCTTGTGCCTGTGCTGCTTGTGCTTTTAGAGCAGCAACAGTAGAGATTAGGTCTTCTACACTTGTTGCCTCAATACCAGCAGCACTGCGAACTGCGTTTAAGATGTTCTGTGTAGTTGATTTACGAATAACACCAGGATTGTCTGTCTGGGTATCTTGTGGGTTTTGTGGGTTTTGTTGTTGGTTTTGCTGATTAGCGTCAGCAGGTTGTTGATTACCAGATGGCTGGTTGTCAATATAATCACTCATGTTATTTTCCTTTCGTTGTGACGTAACGGTCGAGTAGTGTATTTAGAGATATCAAGCTAGAGTGCTTTTTATCTTCCAACGGAACTTAGAATAAGCTCCTTGTAGATCAGCAGCATAGTTAGCAATGCTATACTCATCTTCAGCATTAGCACTATCAGCAAGTTCTTCTACTTGCTCAATGATAGTTTCTAAGTCTGTTAATGTAGTAGACAGCATCTTTTCTGCCTTTGGAACTCTTGGCTCTTCGTCTACTAAACTAAGCTCTACGAGTGAGGCTAGTGTAGTAGGAGCGAATTGATCCAACTGGCGAATAAACTCTGCTAATGTATCAATAGTGTCGTCTGTGTATGTGTATATGTCACCGAATAGCTCGTGATATTGAACAAAGTTCGAGCCTACGATATTCCAGTGAAATGCGTGTGTTTTATGCTTGAAGACTGCTAAGGTTGCTAGAGTAGTTCTTAGTGAGTCTATTAGGGAGGGAAGGCTCTCTGCTTCCTGTTGTTCTGTTTGTGTTTTGTTTTCTAGCATATTATCTTCCTGATCCTGCCATTGCCATACCAAGCTGAGCTACAACAGCATCTGGTCCATAGTAGCTCTGACCTGTATATCTAATACCGCTGTTAGACAAGTCCTTAGAAGTCTGTTCGTTATCTTCAATCATGTCTTGCTTACTATCTTCTTCTAAAGACTCAGGTGTTTGATCGCCAGTGTCTCTTGTTTGTGTTTTTTCGTCTTTGGTGTCTTCAATAATCTGTATTGTTGACTCACCTACTTGTGTATCTATCATAGCAGCGATAAGGTCTTCCGCTTGACTCTCTGGAGAAATCATTTTGATCAACTCTCTTGCTACAATACCATTAATAACAGGGTTTCCAGGTAACATCTGTTGTGCTTTTTCTAAGAGAGCAATGCGATAGTCAGTGTCGTGTGAGTCGTAGTCGTCGCCATATGCTACTTCACCTGCCCAACGAACCGACATGTATCGTGAGGCAAATGTCCAAATACTCTCTTCGCAGATTTCTAGTAGTCGTGCTTTTGCGCCAGCGATGCGATGTAGTGTTCTACGCTCTTGAATAATAGAGATACCACTCTGTGACTGTGACTTACTCTGACGCATGCCCGCAAATCCACTTAGTGAGTAGAAATCATCAAGCAGTGCTCGTTGCTTATCCATAATAGTTGCTACATCTTGAGTATCAATCTTGATAGCCTCTACTTGACCCTCATTAGCCTTAACAATGCCGCCAGCGTGAGCAGGTATCGTAATATTACTACCAGTATCAACACGAATTAGGGTTCTAGCAAACTGAACAGCTTGATATGCCTCTGCCTCAAGTTTATAAATTTCTTTTTGTACGTCTGTTGCCACATCAATGTCTGAGATGCCTAAGGTTAGTGAGCGTGGATCACGACGAGTAAATGCCATAAATCCAGGAATACTCATACCCACGGGAAACTCACCAGTAGCAACTGGTAGTATATCAGGGTCAACGATATTTTGCTGTGTTGTTTTTTCTACTTCGTAGATTTCCCAGTAGCTTGGTGATTTACTTGTTCCTAGATAATAGCACTTGAATCTGTAGCACTCGTCATCCTCATGCTCAAGAACCTTAATGTATTTTGGTATAAGCTGACCACGAACGGCAACAAAGTCCCAGTCCCATACATGTAGGGGTGAAATAGGTATAACATAGGGGCGTAGTCTTGGATCTGGTATACCATCGTTATATGGCATGTCTACAAACACCCAGCAATGACCAAACACGCTTGTAAGATCGCCAATGTTCTCCATTACTCCATCAAGTGACGTATTAGATAAGTCAGCGTCTAACAAGAAAAGCTCGGTCCATTCTTGTGTGGTAGTATCAACAACCGTACCACTCTCACCAACAAACTGTAAGTCTCGGGTAATTTTAGGCTCGAACACTGTGTTATTGATAGTATCAACAACGTGACGAGCAAGCGGAATTGCTACTGTATGTTGAATAACATCAGTATAGATAGCAGCGTCTTCGCTTGGACGCTTTTTGCGAGTAGATCTACGGAACAACTCTCCGTTTAAGTACGCAAGTTGGTAGTTAGTCATTTGCGACTCGGTGGCAAGATACTGTGCGCATTTTGCCGTTAATATTGACTTTAGCATTAGTTAGTCCTCATAGTTATTTATCACCAAACAACATAGTTAGGGCTCTCGGTAGATCCAGCTAGTATTTCTTCCATAGTTGGAGTGCCATAGCCCATAACGCCCTGCTTGCGATGCTCAGCTCCAGGTGTGTGCTGTGGCATCTGAACATCCGTAATGTAGTTGGCACTGCTAGGACGCTCATTGTGCTGTAAGGAGAATAAGTGATGAATACCGTAACGTAGGCAGTCGCCAAGCGCATCCATGTGTGCGAATTGTTGCTCACTGTATTTTACTAGCTTAATGCGTGAAGCATCTTCATAGTGATAGTTATCAAGTGCTTCTAACAGTAATTGCTCACTTGCCTTAACCTTAAGACCACCACGAGCAATGAATGCGTTAGCGGAGTTATCAGTATCTCTAACCAGTGGATTAGAGCGTGTGCTGTTGTAGATAGTAAATCCCCACTTCTCTAAGATAGTACGATCAGTGATGCCAAAAGCAGAAGTAGTTGAGCGATTGTTATGTGAGCCTGTTGCGTCAATAACAGCATAGATGTTACGCTGTGAGTAATCACGGCGAATCGCTTGTGCTATTCCTTCTGTAGAACAATTAGGGATAGCGTAGGTTCCTAAGACTTCAATTGTTCCTTGTAGTGTTCCAGGGTTAGTAACTTGTGCTACGATGGCACACATACGCTTTGAGTTGAAGTCGTGGAAGGTATATAAGTCGCCACCACGGTCCATAACTTCTTCTACGCACATGGTACGATTCCAAGCCATAAAGAACTTGTCCTCTACCGATTCCCATACACAGTTATAGTCTTTGGCAAACTTAAGTGGAGACAGAATCTTGCGCTGTTGCTCAATGAATGCTCTATTACCTGCTCGCATTTGTTCGTATGTAAGATGACGAACAATCCAACGATCAGGCATGTTCTTAGCATTAGAGAATAGTGTGAACAGGGCATTAGCGCCATTAGGTGTGGAGATTACAATCATACGACCTTCACTAAGATAATCACCAACTTTAGGTCTCAGACGGTTAGTAATTTCTAGTAAGGATTCTTCACTGTATAAGGATGCTTCGTCGGCTACCCAAATACCAGCGTTAATACCTCGTAAGTTTTCTTTTTGTTCTGCTGACTTACAACGAATATACGTTCCATTAGGAAACTTGATTGTCAGATCACTGTTGTTAATATCTTTTGGGTTAATATTGAAGTATGATTTACAAGAGTCTACAAGTGGACTCCATATTAGGGTCTTAATCATCTCACGTGTAGGAGCCGAATAGATAACATCTTTGCCCTTGTGATAACGACTATCACTTGCGAAGATAGGTAACGCTAGGGACGCTAAGAATGTTTTACCACTACCAACGGGAACAATATCCATACAGTTCTTGTCTGTTTCGAGCCAATCCTGTAAAATAGTTGTTTGTTCGCCGAATAATTTGAGTTCAGTCATTTCGCCAATCAGGTAACTCAGTAGCAACAAACTGAAACGCTGCCTGTAGGGTTTCACCATTAGAAGTGATATCAGTCTCAGATTTATCAGCAATTGCTTTCTTGCCTACCATGTCTAGGTAATCTTTAACTAAGCGTGAATCACCTGCCGTAATTGCTTTGACTACTTCATCTGCAATTAGTTCAGCAAATGATTTACCAGTAGCCCGATGTAGTTCTTCTAACAAGTCAGTGTATTGTACCTTATTAGTCTTACCCTTTTTGCGACCAGCGCCTTTGCGAGCACCGCCACGTGATGGTGATTTCACGCTATAGGGTTTGCGCTTAGGCTTATTTTCAGGTTTATTTTCAGGTTTATTTTCAGGTTTATCTAAAGTTTCTATTTGTATTGTCATTGTTTACCTGCCTTCGTTGGTGTTATTTCTTTTACAATCTGATTAGCACATTGCTGACGAAGTTTTAGATAATGAAACACTACACGATCTAATACCGTCTCATCAGGCTGTAATCCCTCTGCTTCTAAGAGCATACCTGCCATTTGATAAGCATCATCTAACAGCACATGCGGCATGATTGATTCTTCTGCTTCTAGGTGTTGTACTGAGTAATACAATCTAACTGCCATGTCCTTGTAAGTGATGTTGCGTTTTATATCACCTGGATATAAGGTAAATCTAGAGCCACGTGGCTTTTTAGGTGGTTGTTGAGATTCGGGTGTAGTTGTGCTCATGTATTATTTATGAGTTATATTTACATTTTTATCATAGTATAGTCAAGCGGATCATCATGTGGGTCTAAGCCATCATACACTTTTTTAGTTGTCTTGTGTATGTATTTGGTTTTGCCATCTTTGATGAGATGTTGGTTCTTGATGCTCCACTGTGCTTTAATCTCTTCATATCTATCACCGCCTAAGATAATCTTAAGCTGTGTTTTGCTGTCATCTAAGGTAGGATTAATATCCCACTGAGATCCAGCAATCTGATCTAAGAATCCAACACACTTGTCTATTTCCTCATCGGTCATCCAGCGTGAGAGCTCAGCAACCATGCGATCAAACACACGAATGTTTTGGTTGTTAGGTTTGTCTATTAGTTGTTTCATTTTAAGTAGTCAATTATTTTAGTATAAGTTTGATACAAGTGAAGACGATATAGTCGTAACCACACCTTACTGGAGTGTGTCTTTGTACGGTAGCTCATCGTCTTTACTAGGATGTAGATAATCGGCTAACTGTGCCTCGGCTACTAGGGATTGTAAGAAAGTTTTTACTACAGTAAGTGCGTAGAAGGCTTCGTCTTTGGATCTTGCTTGGGGTGAGTCTAGCTGCTCTAAGACATCTTGTAAGAGTGCGTCTAAGGTAATCCAATGTTCGCCATCTGGGGCTCTGGTGATTAGGTATCTGCTCATTTTGTTTCCTTAACTGGTTGTGTGTTTTCCCCAAATGGGAACTGTAAGTCTCGCCATGTGATAGTGCCACCCAGTGCTTCTAGCCAGCCGTTATCAGCAAACTCTTTAAGCTCGGTAAAGGCTTGAATGTTTTGTGGCTGTGTAGAGTGGTCAATCATAATCTGTGCTTGTTCGGCAAGTACAGTCATTGCTGTCATGTATGCTACTTGTATCTTAGTAGCATCACTACAGCGATATCCCTCTGGTAGACCAGGTCCAAGTTTGTAGTTCATAGTGGTTTCTTAAGTCTATTAATTGTCTGCCAGTACTCGAAATGCTGTAACATTCCTTGCTCTCTAACAAATTGATACAAGTCATCAACTAGCTCTAAGTCATCTACCAACCTGGTCATCATGTCATCACAGACATTAACCGCTGTGGTTTGGAGAACCTCAACTGGGTCTGTAATCAAGTCACTTCTAGTATTAAAGCTTAAAGGCTTGACTCGATGTAGCTTGTGCGGTGACGGCGCTACATGTGCGCAGTATTTGCTCTCTAAGATAGACATTATTTTCCTCGTGCTCGTTTTGGTTTTTCTAGTGGTAAGCTCATTAACTGCTCAACTACGGTAGCCTGCGGCTCTTGCGGCTCTTGAGATTGTTGTGGGTTATTGGCGTAGTCGATCATTTGACGTAGGCGGTGTAGTTCTTCAATATCACTCTGCCACTGCTGATAGCCTTGTTGATCCATAGTAACTTGAACGGTGCCGTCTTCAAACTGACGAACATAGTAGGTTGGGTTGGTAGTTATTGTCATAATTAGTAGATTTATAAATTATTTATTGTTTTGTTTGTTGTTTTGTTTATATAATTGGCAAGCATCACTCCATTTAATACCATGCTCAGACATTAAACGGTGAATTTGTTTATGGCGATTGATGTGTGCTTGACTCATTGCTTGACGGTGTTCTGGGGATTTAGTAATACCTAATTTAGCTGCTCTCATGCGCTCTCGCTGAATCGGAGATTTAGGAATTCCTTTTAAAGTAGAACTACTGATAGCCGCACAGTGCGCATTATCAATAGGACCAAGACCACGCTGCCATGATGAATCAAGAATTTCATCAGGTCTACGATGACAGCGTTCTACCTCGCCATCAACAATGCGATACCATCGTGTTGTTCCCTTTAGTGATCTGTGTTGTTTCATTTGGTGAATGTCCTCTTTTTCTTTACAATAACCTTAGGCTTCATAGGCTTCATAATAGATTGTGGTTTCCGCTCGACATCTAAGATTTTGCCGTGTTGGGTTGTTTTGATAAGGTAATCACGAGTTGACCATAGATATTCATCACGGTAGTAGGGCTCACGGGTAGTTGGACAGATTTGCTTGAAAGTTTTTCGGTCAGTGCCTAGATATTTGGCATTGGCTAAGTCTATCTGCTTTGCGGCTTGTTCGGTGAATTGTTGTTGGGTAGTTTTTAGTTTTACCAGTGCTAGTTTAAGCAATGTATCAGTATCTAAATGAATTCGGCAGTTGGGTTGATTTGGTTGATTTGGTTGATTTGCTGTGGTTGATTGATTTGGTTTGGTCATTTGTTGCCTCATGATTTGTTCATATCTTATTTATCATGGAGTTAGATACCCTATTTATTTTGCGAAATATATAAGTCACATCCTTATTTTTTATTTTACGAATATTTGCCAGTGGTGATTTGAATCCAATAGTATCTACTAATGTCCATCCCAATTTACTATGTGCTTGAATAACATCACCACTAAGATCGTTACCGCCAAAGTTCATTACGTTCCAAGCAGAAATACCGTCGTCTTTCAATATTGATATTGATTTTTCAATTAGTGGAACTAACCAATTATCACGCCATAACTCATATGTAGTAAACTTATTGTAGCATTGATTATTGTCGCCTGTATATACTTCTAAATTGAAATATGGTGGACTTGTTAGAACTATATCAACTTTAGGTAATGTTGTGAAATCCAGTTCTTCTACTGGATGATTGTGTAGTTTTACTAAATGGTTTGTATTAGTAAAGGCGATGATTTCAAGCAAGTTGTTGTAAGTATCTATATTAGGCTCACAAGAGATATATTGCCAATCTTTACTGGTAGTGCCTAGCATTCTGCCACCCCAACCAGCACATGGGTCAAACAAGACGCCTTGCTTTTTGTTAGTCATCTCTATAATCTGTCTGCTGAAATGTGGTCGATAATAACTGCTATTAGGTAAGCCATTAGCCATATACACTGCTCTGCGAATCCAGCTCATCCATAAATTAGTCATTGAATTCAGACCCCATTGCCTAATCTTATCCATCTTATCATAATCTTGCCAACACTTGGCAAATGAATTGCCTTGACTATTTTGAATATCCCAGAAATTATCACAAAAATGCTGACATAACTTCATACCAGGTTTGAATTGACTGCCTGTCTTATAGTGTGTAGTAGTTCTAAGTTTATTCCAATCATTGATGAGTTCTTGATGGGTATAGTTGTATCGGTAGTCGGTATCTATTAGTTGTTGGGTAGTTATGTGTTCGTCCAATGGTTTCATATCTTATTTATCATAGAGTTAGATACCCTATTTATTTTGCGGTTACCAAAGCAAAGAGCCCCCGACTTTTACGTTAGGGGCTCTAGATACCTGAAATATTCATAAAATGTTATATCAACTTTACGGAAATACCTACATGAGAATGTTGGACTACTTTAACGTTGTAGTAAACTAGGTTTACTGGTAGTAAACAGGGCAGAACACCTATTAACCAATCAAAATACAGAAAATGCCTGGGTGTTCATGGTATCTGCTGGCGCTTAACGACCGCCGGTCAACATAGGAGACATTGAGTACAATGTCAATAGTATTTATCGTTGGTGTAGATCAATGAATGTTTTATGTAGATTATCCGCTAATTCCTTGACGGTTTCTCGCTCAAAATCAAATGGAGTTAGTGGTGCGACATTCTTATAAATGTAGTCTAGCTTATTTACCACAATACCAAGTCCTTCTCGAACATGTGGGATTTTAGAGTTAAATAACTTAACTTGCTTAGTCATGAGTTCATGACTTTCCTTCATCTCCGTATATTTTGGATAAAATTCATTCGCTAATTTTTCAAGCGAAGCCTCGTTATCAGCAAGTGTTTTTTCTCGCCTTTTTAACTCAGACATCTTCTTTAGATGCTCCAATTCTAATTCTTGGCGTTGCTTAGATATTTTTTTATCAGCCATTTCTGTAGTGATTTTATCGATATTAGCCTCCTTTTCTAGCAATTCCGCTGTTTTACGAGCAATCTCTTTTTCACGGTAGTCAAGGTGTGTCTCTTTAATTTCATTAGCTTTTCGTAACTCGGCTGATACTTCGGCACGTGCCTGTTGTTTAGCTTCGTCAACGTATTTTTGACAGTCAGTAACCATTCTAGCTAATCTAGATGTATATTTCTGTATCTCGTCTACTGAGCTTCTAACTTGATCTACTGTGTTCATTTGTATTCCTTTGGTAATTTTGGCTGATGTATCACTGATATACTAGGTAATAGAGGTACATCGAGTGGTTCTTCTAAGTCTTTAGTAAATTCTGCTAAGAATAATGGGTCTATGTATTGATATCGCTCTACTGTAGCATATCCACGTGAGCAGTCACTTTTAAACACCCATTCCTGATTGTAACCTAGTTCAAAATAGGTGTTTATTTTATCAGAATCAAAGTGAGTATCTACATATTCAATAATGGTATTGGTATCTGGATCATAAGCATCTGCTACATAATATCCACCATCGTAATCGATTCTATGCTCTAATAGATAACCCCACTGTTTGCGACCATGTAACTGCCATTCAAGGTGCCATTCTCCCATTTCGTATCCTAATCGCTGATAAGATTCCCCATTAATAGACCTCCAATGGTGTGTGTTTATCTCCCCTGCCACTGGGATAAGTTCTATTTCTTGATTAACAGGGCTGTGATATCTCTGTTTAACTTGTTTTGCCTCTAAGGGAAGATATTGAAGTCCATCTTCGCCTATGGCTATTGGTGCCCAACTCATTAATTTGCTCCTTTTCTTAGTTATTGCTAATATTTTCTGCTGAATAATCTGCGTAATTTGAGGTTGACGGTCTGCCGACAAATAAAAAAAATAAAAAATTTCTTTGAGGTGGCTGGACTGAAGTCGAAAATCAGCAGATTATTCAGCAGAAGGGGTACGCTAAACCCCTTCATCTGTTATAGTAAATCGCCTTTCACGTTGTTGATATGGACTTTATCGCCCAAATCATTACCCTTGTCGTCCTTGACATCCTCATCGATAAAGTCAAAAACGTCAAAAATCAACTTATCTACCTTGTCACCTTCGTGACTAAACTCCCTATCCCCACCAGTGAAAACCACTTGGCGACGAACTCTCTGTTCAGCGGTATCTGTCTCGCTCTTGTAAATGTCCTTGACCTTGACCTCCCATTCTTTCTTAGTTTGGGTTATTAGCCATTCACACATACGCTTAGCAAAGGTATTCTTGTCCATGCTTTGATTAGTGGCTATCTTGTAAATCTTGTACATTTCAGGTACAGAATAGCAGGAACTCTCTTTTGTCAGTGCTACCACTGTATTCATAAAGTGGTTGAAAGCGTTCTTTTGACGTTCAAGTCGCTGGTTGTAGTAAATGCCGTGTAGAGGTAATAGTTTATTAATCTCTTGGGGTTTGAATTCGGTGATGATATTGCCCAAAAACTTAGCAATCTCAGTCTCATTCTGCCAATACTGCTCTTGCCAGCGTTGTAAAGTATCTGTTAGTTCGTCTTGATCAGCGCCTTTAACATCGTTCAGTTTTAATTCATTGGCTATTCTTGTTCGTAGATTTGTATTTGAAATAACTGGTTCTACACGGCGATCTTCGCTAGCACTACCACTATTAGATAACTGAATCGTACCGCCGTAGCCGTTGTTCATAATAAAGAAACGAAACGTCCGTGGTTGTTGAGTAGCGTTCTCTCCCATACGTCTGAGTCTAAAGTTGTGACCGCCAGTTAAGTTCTTGAATTCATTGTAATCAATCGCTCTGCTATTACGCTCACTGATCTTGATCCATACTTTACCCCATAGATCACCGTTGTGTGTGCCAGTGAAAGTTTCACCGTTAGCTTCACCGCAACATTCTTCGGTAAAGATAATTTCAATGATACGAAAAATAGTATCACGACCGGCACCACCTACAGCACTGCTATCAATATTAGGAGCAAAGATGTCTTCTGGCTTTACATAGGAATATGCTAGGTATTTCAGAATCTGATCTTTGTATTCTTTGTTACCGTCTACTAAGTTATCGAATAAGATATCGAACGAAAAGTGATGTGGCTGTCCAAAGATAGGTTTCAACCAAAACTTGTCACGCAGTTCAATCAGTTGATTCAGAACACCCTCACGAGGTTCCATAAAGGTTCGTTCAACATCTCGATACATACGCCCACATCCTTGAGCAATCTTTTTGATAGTTAGTTCATTTTGTTCTACCCACCCAGTTTCACGTAGAATCAAGTCTTTCATAGTTTCATTAGATACTGACTTTACGATAGGCTGATATCTGATGCCGTTAGAATAAATTAGATACCATTTACTTTCACTAGCAATGTAGTGAGCATTTAGTTGTTCCAAGGCTCGTTCGACATTCTCTACGCTGTTTTCTTGTCGTTCTACCTTGTCTGTAGTTTTTTCTGATTTAGTAATATCTAAGAAGATGTTATCGCATTTTTCTTCGCAATTTTTTACCTCATCTTGTTTGATGTCAAGAGCGGCTTTGGCTCTGTCCATATCTTGCTTGGTTTTAGATTTATCTTTGCTTTCTGCCGCCGCATGTACAGCCTTAGTTGTTAACCAAACATTCTTTAGATGCTGAGCCTCTTCTTTTAAGATGTTTAGTCTATCTTGTTCTACTTTAAGGTCTTGTCTCAGTTGATCTACAATTTGTTCTAATTGTTTTTTCTCTTGATTTGTTGTATTATTGTTCACGTTATGCCTTTCTATATTTTGTTGATAACTCTTGTAATAATTTCGAATATGCGGTTGGTTTTGGTTTAGGTCGTCTAAAGTTAGAGTTATACTGTCTAACCATATACACTAAGCCACCAACACCGCCAGTACGATTAGGGTTTCTACTACGCATTTTTTGTCGGTATTCTCCACGCTTATTTTCAGCCCATATGTCTTGTAATAGATGTTCAGCAACAGCATCGCCGAGTTCATTAGCGACAATACAAGTTACACGAAACCAATCGTCATATGCTAGCGTTGGACAATGCTGTTTCAGTTCTAGTAAAATCTCTTTTACATCTTCAAACTTTTCTTCTGTTAAGTCTTCTATTTCAACAGGTGTGTACGGCTTATTTTGTATGGCTGAGTGAGTATTGATTAGTTTAACCCACTTTTCTAGTAATTCAATAGGTATTTCTGCTACTGGGCTAGTATCTAACCACATATACTGTCTGCCATCATTGAGTCGAGACGGTGGTAGAACACTTTGTCCACCAGTCCATCTAAACTCGAAGCCTTCACCATCACCAGCGCCTGGGGCGCTGGGTGGCTTTGTAACTATCTTTTTAGGGCGTACTAGTTCCCATGCTTCTGGTGGAACCGTGAAAGCCATTTGGCAACGATAGGGTTTTCCACTAGTCCATGAGGCTGTTGGTGGTAATGGGCATCCAATCTCCCGATCAAACCACTGCCATGCTGTCTCACCATCGAAGTCGATTGCCATAACTCCACCGCTGTGTTCGCCTAGTATCAAGCCTATGTTCGTACTAGCAACTTGTTCGAGAGTGAGTGGTGTATTCTGCCAAGCGTCAGGGTATGGGCGTTTATCTCCAGCTCGGACGTTTGTATATCTCCATTGAGTAAATTTACTCAATTCATTATCTGTCATTTATTTTGCCTCCTTTGCTTATGACTCTCCTGAAATGATTTAACCCTGTGAGAAAGGGTGTCACGGTGTTCTCACGCACCGTGACTGTCATCTAGGAGGACGACTGCTGATAGCATCAGCAATATATTTAGTATAACACACAACGGTGCTTTGTCAAGTCTTTTTTCGACTTTTTTTCACCTTATTTTCCATTTTCGGCATCTGCCACTCACGAGCGCCTTTCTTTATTGTCGAAGTGCCGCCTAATCTAGACATCACTCGACCGAAAGCGTCATTCACTGGTGCTACAAACTGCTTGGCTTCATATTGTACTGCCTTACGCA